ATGAAAATTAACGTAAAGCAAATTAGAGCAAGTTATCGCTTTGATTTCTTTGATAACGAGTGGTACTGCAACCACGATAACCTAGAAGTAATTCAGCCTTGCTGTTCTGGTAAAGAAGCGGAATGGTGCGGCTGTCAGGGCGAACCTGAGTTTTATTGTCCAAATCCAGATTGTGATGGAATTGAGGACGAAGTTGTAAACATATGCGCTAGAGAGGAGCTAATTCAATGTCTAGCCTAAAAGAGAATAAAAAACAAAACAAGGAGAAGAAAATGAAAAAATTTAACATCGAAACTATCAAAACTATCATCATTACGATTTTAATTACAGGAATTATCGCGTTTATTGGCGGTATGTACTATCAAAAGAATCAGACTGAACAAGTCAAAGCTGAAGCTGCGACAATCGTTAAAAACGTGAAAGTTGAAGTGTCAAAACAGTAGCGACGGAGAAGCGGCAACCGTTGCTACCACAAAAAGCCGCAAGGGTTGAAGCCTCGCCTACACCTCAAAAAGCTGTGGAGAAAGCTGGTGTGGGCGGCTGCGACAGGTTTCAACCTTTACTTGAAAAATACAATTGGGACGTGCGAATTATGAAAGCCATTATGCAAGCCGAAAGTTCGTGTAATGAAAACGCAACAGGTGATACAAGCCTGACATTTACACAAAGCGGAAGAACGTATGGCTATTCAGTTTCTCTATTTCAGGTAAGGATTTTACCTGGACGAGAAGCCTGTGATTCGCACAACCCAGAAATAAACATTGACTGCGCTTATCACGTGTGGAAATCACAAGGGTACAAAGCTTGGTCAGTGTATACAAATGGTAGATATTTAAGATTTTTATAGAAAGGAGGCACGATGAGTGAATTATACAAAGCTTTACAAGAGTTTCGTAAAATAACACCACTTGTGAAAGCCTCAAAAGAAAACCCGTATTTCAAAAGTAAATACGCAGATTACAATGTTGTAGTCAGTGAAACGCGAGAAGACTTAGAGAAATGTGGATTGATGGTTAAACAAACAATCAGCCATATCGATACTAAAACGGCTATTAGAACAAAGCTTATTCACTTGGAAAGTGGTGAGACTCTTGAAGATATCGCACCAGTTGAAAGTGCGCCTAACAATCCACAAACACAAGGCTCAGGTATTACTTACATGAAAAGGTATTCATATATAGCAATGCTTGATTTGCTTGTCGATACTGATGATGACGGTAATCTTGAGCGTAAACTCAAAGAAAGAACCGACAAAGAGTCTGCCGACCTAAAGGCTGCTGAAACAGCCTTACGAGCTTGTAAGACTTTAGGTGAATTAAAAGAGAAGTATACTAAGATTCTTAGAGCTAATCCAAAGCTGTCACGTGAGCTTGTCGGCGTTAAGGATGAGGTAAAGGCAAAGCTAGGAGGTAACGAATGAAAATCCTAGATATTGAACAACGAAGTCAAGAGTGGTTGGATTTTCACGAAGGCAGGATCTCAGGCTCATCGGCAAAAGATTATTCATCAGTTCGGTATATACCAAAAGCCGAGCTGGTCGAATTCGCTGAAAGTAAAGGCTATGATTTTCCGAAAAATCTGACAATGGATAATATCCGAGCAATGCTTACAGAAGATGAATTGAATGAACTTTATGCGAATGTTCAAATAAACGATTCAATCTATAAGTTAATCGCTCAGCGAATAGCTAAGCCAATTAATCCAAACGATTACGCGGACAGATTAGACGGTGCTACTTATTCAGCTATGCTGAGAGGTCAAATCCTAGAAGAGGAAGCTAGAGAGCTGATTTCTGAAAAACTTGGCAAGAAGATTATTCCTGGTCGAGTTTGGCAGTCTGAAGAAAACGAATATATGATTTGCTCACCAGACGGCGAAATCGTAGACGATACAGGAAAAGTCTCAGAGGCTGTAGAAATCAAATGCTTGGATAGTTGGAAAGTAGTCAAAGCTTACTATGAAAAACACCCGCCTTCCGAGTATAAGCCGCAGATTCTTCAATACTTTGTAGTAAATGACAAATTGAAGAAGCTTTACTTCTGTATCTACTCAGACGTGTTCTCAAATCCAGAACTAGGATTACAGATTTTTGAATTAAATCGAGAAGACTATAAAGAAGAGATCGAAATAGTAAAGCGGGTAGAGAACGCTACTCTTGAGCTAGTAGAAAAAGAAGTCCAAAAATTAATGTTCTAAGGAAAGGATAAGGGGTATGACGGACGAAGAATTGAAGAATATGAAATTAAGCGAGGAAGATTTGAAAGAATCAACATATTTTACTGAGGGTGTTCACGCTGTAACAATCACCGAAGCTACTTTTGAAAAAAATGCAAATGATAAAGTGTTCCTGAATGTGAAGGTTCAAGGTACAAACGGCGAACAAGGCGATGCACGATTGTGGTTTACTGGTGCGGCAACGCCTTTTTCTGTTGATAAAATCCGCAAGATTTTTGTACATAATGCAAAAGACGATGAGCAGAAACAGAAGATTCGTGACTTTTTCAAGTCTATGAAGAGCCTATATGAAATGTCTCAACTAATCCAGAAGTTGCCAGGAAAATCTTGTTGGTACACAATCCAAAAAACAGAAGAGACATATATAGATAATAACGGTGACGAGAAATATCGATATGAGCGAAATATCTGGGGATATGAGCCAAAGCTGAAGAGTAAATCTGGAAATATTGCTGAAGACATTGACCTTAGCGAGCCTGTCGATTTGAGCGAAATACCTTTTTAGGAGGTTAAATGACGAGAAGAAAAAAAGTCTACCTTCTCGAAACTGACAACGGGTTTACAATCCGAATTGTAGACCCAGACATCAGTTTTATGAGGAAGTTTAAGTGGACGTTTATAGATAACAATTTAGTAATCTCACGAAGATTGAATCGGGGGGAAGAGAATGACTTCACAGAGATTAAGAGACGTAAACAACTGCACAACGTACATCGTCAAAAACGAAACGCTAAGCAGAAATTTTACGACAAGGAAAGAAGCTCGAGATTTTAGAAAGAAATCTGGCGGGACTATCCGTAAAATAACAACTTCAGACGGTTTTATTACAGAGGATAAATTGATATGGTAACCGTCAAAGATTTGTTCAAAAAAGAGCGAGAGGCGTGGCTGGAGGAGGCTCGTACAACCGCTAAGAAACTATTAGAGGATAAAGCACTTATCACGATTGAAGATGTCTTAAAAGAGTGTCCTCGCCCTGAATACATCCACAGGAACACTACAGGTAAAGTCTTTAATAGTGACTTTAAGCCTGTTGGTTGGAGAAAAAGCGAACGACCGGTTATGAATGGTAGATTTGTCAGAGTCTGGAGAATGCGAGGATAGATGGCAAGTCGAAAACTAATTCAAAAAGCTGATAGGATTTTCTCAAAATACATACGAATGAGAGATTCTGAAGACGGATTCTTCGTTTGTTGTTCGTGTGGTCAGAGAAAGCCATTTGAACAGGCAGACGCTGGACACTTCATAAACAGAAGATGGATGGCTCTCAGATACGACGAGCGAAACGTACATGCACAATGTAGATCGTGTAATCGATTCGATGAAGGGAATATGATTGGTTACACAAGATTCATGCTTAAAACTTACGGCGAAGATACCGTTGACTTATTGGAAAGTATGAAAAAGCCCTACAAATGGACGGATGGAGAGCTGGAAATCTTAATTAAAGACTTAAAAAACAAAGGACAATAAATGTTTATTTTAATTTGGATAATAATTGTCATATGCTTGTTAGGTTTCGTAGCAATATCAGAACACGAAATAGCTAAGCAAGACGAAGAATGGATGAAGGAGGAGAAATGGAGAAAGAAGTAAAACCTTATTATGAGGACGACTACCAGTCATTAGATGAGGTCGACACAGTAGATTTGTTAGAAATGAAAGAGGGTGCATTAAACGACTTAAACGAAAGTGAACGCACTATTCATCGTATAAATCAGATATTAGCTAGCCGTGCAATTTACGCCACGCAATTGGAGCTATTTTAAGGAGAGATATGAAACGTTATAAACTACTTAAAGATTTACCAACGTTCAAAGCTGGAGGTTTATTCTATATATCTGAATATGGTGCTTTGGTCTATGATGATGGCGGTTTTGGTGTTATGGCTTACGCCCAATCGACGCTTGAAAAGTTCCCGAATATCCTCACAGAGTGGTTCGAGGAAATAAAAGAACCGACGGACAGTATTCATTGGAAGCCTAAGCACGGCGATGAGTATTTTTGGATTGATGAATGTGGAAGCATATTGCCAGGTACCTTTTACAGAGATTCCCTGTATGACCAGCAACGACTTACTTTTGGCAATGTTTATCGCACTGAAAAAGAAGCCGAAAAGGCTAGAGACCGAAGATTAGCAAAAGTCAGACTACAGCGAACGTCGACCTTTGAGCCAGACTTTGAGAATGGCAAGGGTGGTTGGGCTGTCTATTATGACCATGGACATGAAACGCTCGCCGTGTGTGAACTTGATGACTGTGATGCTGGTGAACCTGTACACTATGCGACTAGAGAAGAAGCTAAAAAATCCATCGAAGAAAACGAGCAAGATTGGAAGATTTATTTCGGGATAAAGGAGGAAGAATAATGAAAGAATTTAGTATTCCAGTAAAAATAACTTTAGATTGTTATTTATCAGTGAAAGCTAATAATCAAGACGAGGCTTACGAAGTCGCTGATGACACTATGTATTGGGCATATCAGAATGGCGCACCAGAGCAACACAAGGACTTATCTATCCTAGACTGTGAGATAGCAGTGGATGGTGAAGATATAGATTTAGACGAGTGGAGAGACCCGTCCGATACAAATGAAGGCTAAATGTACCCTACGGGGGTAAGGAGGAAGAATAATGCCAGGAACAAAGGCTGGAGGCTTAAAAGCCGCTCAGAAAAACTTAGCAAGCAATCCTAACTTCTATGCAGAAATTGGACGAAAAGGTGGCTCAGCTACTTTTGCAAGCCACGGAAGTTGTAAAGGATTCGCTCAAGATATCGAATGCGACTGCGACTTAATTGAAGGCACTCACTTTGTAAAGAAATGTGCTGGAAAACGTGGTGGTCGTATAAGCAAACGTAAGTAAACGGGTACAAATTGTACCCAGTAGAAAACCAATTTCCCCACATGGGAAAAATGGTTTAGAACATTAACATCAACCGTAGAACTGGACAGATGACCATTTTGCCCACCCGGGTCGTCTGTTCAACTGGCAACATCAAACCTTAAAGTAATTAACTCACTTAATGATATACAAAATTGGTGTTGTCAACTGGCTATATAAGTGGCTCGAAAGCGCTATTCTCAGGTTGGCGTTGCAACCTCACTGAGACCCGCAATTAGGCTAGAAAAGTAACTGCTGACATTGCAACTTGAGCAGTGAAAGATGTGACTATACGAGTACTGAAACGACGCTACAGTAGCATTATTGCTAACGCGTGAAGGATTGAAGCCTCTCGTCAAATCATCACCTTATATAGCCAACCAGTTCTGCGGTTGAATTAAACGATAAGACAAGGAGATTGACATGTCTAAAATAAGAAATTTTTTGGAATATATCCTAGCGGCATTAACGGTTGCAGTGCCTATTTACTTGCTGTTTTCAGTCCGTTTGCAAACTTCTGATAATGTAGCTTCTGGAATTGTTTATAACAACCAAAACAATAGCATATTCATTGGCAACACGTATTTCAGTATTCGTGCATCAGAAAATACTGTGGTAACAAAAGAAAACACCAGTAAGTTCTGTCTACCGCCGAATTCGCCATATATCAAATTAGTGAATGAAGCCGCGAAAGACAAGAATATCAAGGTGGTTGTTACAAGCAGCAAGGTGCTTACGATGGTCCCGTCTCCTTGGCATTGTGTTGATAACGTTAAGGTTGATAGGTTGAATTAAATTATATGAAATTGTGTAGATAAGGAGAATATTTATGAAAGATGTAATTTATCTAGTTGTCAACGCTAATCAAGTAGTTAGAATGACCAAAACACTGCCAACTCTGAAGCGTGGCGAAGTGCCAATTAAAGTGTCAGTTAGTGTTGACGATAACGCATTTAGCACGCCGACAATTTCACGAGAGGTCATTGTCACCGATTGGCAGAAAGATGTACGGCTTAATGATCTAGAGCTTCGTCAGAACTTTATCACGGAAGAAGAGGCTGAGATGATTAAGAGTCGTCGTCTAGAAAGAATGCAGGAAATATTATCAAACAATGGTTATACAGTTGTCCCCAATTCGGTAGACGATGCCAACTAAACCCCTAATTTTGTGGACATAAGGAAGGAAATCTAAATGAAAATCATAGCAGAAAATCCAGCTGAAGAAGCCTTGCTGTGGCGTATTAAAGCCCTGAGCGACGAGTTGGTCAATCAAGATAATCGATCCACTAGCATGCCAGTCTGGACGATCCTAGATAATAACAAAGCTGGCAAAGATTATGGCGCGGTCATGTATTTTACTGGCAAAGCTGCCGAGCAGCACATCAAGGAGAATGTCCATCATTACGAGAAACCAATGACATATATTCGTAGCGCTCACGACAACCGAGAACTGAAAGATGTTATTCACCTGCTCATTCTAGCTGGTGGCAATGAAATACCAAGTAATCATTATGGGACTTTGAGAGATGCGTGATATTAAATTCAGAGTTTGGGATAACATAGCCAAGAAATACATTGATAGCAGGTATGTTAGTATAAGCGGGCTTGGCTTGCTACATGTGGCTAAATGTATTATAAAAAACTGCTTTCGTCCACTACACACCAGAAAGAACCCTTGGTTTATCGTCGAGCAATACACAGGCTTAAGAGACAAGAACGGTGTAAATATTTATGAGGGCGACATCGTGAAATATGACGATAATGTAAGCGAAGTCTTTTATGATAGCGAGCAGGCTTGCTTTAATGTATCGGGCTTTTATGATGGGTTGCAGGACTATCCGACAATGGCGTTCAGTGAATGTGCCAACGTTAGTATGGAGGTCATAGGGAATATTCACGAAATGAACACGGAGGAAATTAAATGAAAGGTTTAATAAATCGGATAACTAAATGGTGGAATGATACGGAAATAGATAGTTTCTCGGTCGCCACAGTAATCGTGTTTATAGGAGTTATCATACTCTTCGCCCTCAATATAACAGAAGCTGAAAAGTTGCCGTCTAAGGATGAAATCTGTCAAAAGCACTTTGGTAAGGATTATGTCTGGCACGAAGGATATAGAAGTGTAGATTTTTGCGTAGGCGATTCAGGAATACCAAAATACCCTAAATCGTGGCGATAAGGAGAAACGTTCAAATGATTAGCAATGAGCTCAATATTTTTACACGGCGAGGTTTCTGGACTCAAAGAGGAGTTTATCGATGAAGGAAAATGTTGAAAGAGTAATAGACAATCTTCTTGACGATTATCTGGAGGAGTTCAGGACAGAGCATCCAATCGACAATTCATTTCTAACGATTTATAAAGACTATAAGTCTATTTTTGCAAAAGAGGCTGCCGAGTCCGCCGATGAGAACATGAAGAATCTCCTGCAGTATATATACGAGAACCAGAACGGCATATTAGAATACAGAGAGCATATAAAAAAGATTACACACAAAGTAAGAATTAAATAAGAAAGAGTTCGTTGAATAATTTTATGTTATAATATAAGTACAATATGTGAGTTGAAAGAACGCAACTCTGAAGTAAAACGTTCTTGTGTATTTTGAAAATGAGGTGGATATGGATAAAAAGCTAAGAAGACTGAATCCAAGACAAGAAAAGTTCTGTCGACTCTATGCTAGTGATAGAGAGTTTTTTGGTAATGGTGTTCAAAGTTATATAGAGGCGTATGAACCTGATCGGTCAAAACCTAATTGGTATAATGCCGCACGGACAAGGGCTTCTGAACTCTTGACAAAACGTAACATTCTTAAGAGGATAGACGAGCTGTTCGAAGCTGGAGGATTGAATGATCAGTATGTCGACAAGCAGATGGAGAAACTCATCACACAAGACGCAGACTTCAAAGCTAAAATGGCAGCGATTAAAGAGTATAATAAGCTCAAACAGCGAATAACAGAAAAGAAAGAATTACACGTTAAGCTACCAAAGCCGATTCTTGGTGATTTGGTGGAGGGCGAACAATAATGTTCGTCTTGACCAGTTCAACAAAGAAGCTTGCTAAAATGACAAAGCGTATCCGTGGCGTTTGTGGTGGAACATCTGCGGGTAAGACTATATCCATTCTTCAAATACTCATCAGCAAGGCTCAGAAAGATAAGAAACCAACCCTAACAAGCGTTGTGTCTGAATCATTTCCTCATCTTAAAAGGGGTGCTATGCGTGATTTCAAGAATATTATGCAGGAACACGGCTACTGGAAGGAATCAGCCTGGAACGCTACAGACTCTATTTATACATTTGAAACAGGCTCAAAGATAGAGTTTTTCAGCGCTGATCAGCCTAGTAAGGTGCGTGGTCCACGTCGTGATAGATTATTCATAAATGAATGCAACAACGTAGCCTATGAATCATTTGACCAATTAGCAGTGCGTACTAGATTAGAGATTTGGTTAGATTGGAATCCTACAAACGAGTTTTGGTTCTATGACTTATTAAATACCCGTGATGACGTGGAAATGATTACCGTTACTTATAAAGACAATGAAGGTCTGCCTGAAACAATCGTAAAAGACATCGAAGCACACAAATCAAACAAAAACTGGTGGACTGTTTACGGATTAGGTCAACTGGGAGAGGTCGAAGGAAGAATATACAAAGGCTGGAAAATCATTGACGAAATACCTCACGAAGCCCGCTTAGAGGGTTATGGGCTGGATTTTGGATATTCAAACGACCCTACAGCAGTAGTCGCAGTCTACTATTACAACGGCGGTTATATTTTAGATGAGGTTCTTTACAGAAAAGGTATGAGCAATCAACAAATCGCCTCATTTATGAATAACTTGGATTTTGGTGTGATTGTAGCAGATTCAGCAGAGCCGAAGTCTATCGATGAACTGCAAATGTACGGATTGTCTGTTGTTGCAGCGAAAAAAGGCAGTGGCTCTATTTTGCAGGGAATCGGTTATGTGCAGGAGCAGAGTATCTCAATGACTAAGCGAAGTGTTAATTTGATTAAAGAATATAGAAATTATTTATGGCAGACTGATAAAGACGGAAAGACTATCAATATACCAGAGGGCGGATTCGACCACGCACTAGACGCTGTGAGGTATAAGCTATCAAGTGTGTTAAAGCCTAAATATGAAATAAGACCAACCACTCAAACCTCAGGGGAGCTATCGTCATTATGGAGCTAAGATTCGGTGAAGTAAGAAATAAATACACCATGGAGGGGGTGGAAGTGGAAGAGATAAAAAAGATTAGAGATTATATGACAGCTCAAAGCATTAGGTCGTTTACAATCTCATCGAAAGTATCAACCTTTACAGAAGTCAGGCAAGAGTTTGAGGACTTAATAAAACAAGCAGAAAATGGGGAATGTTTAGATATATCCTTAAACGTCAGAATAGACAAGAAAACAGGATTGCCTCAGATGGTTAAAAAAACAATCCTTGATAAAAACTCAAGGTTGTAGACGTTTTTATTCAAATGTGATATTATAGACACGTAACAAGCTACTGGGAAATGCCCAGCGTGATGATTACGTAACAGTAATTTTTACGTTGGGGGAAACCAGTGGCTTTTTCTTTTATAGACGAATCTAACATCGGCGACGCGTACGATGAAAGTTTGCAGAAGTACCAGGCAGTTTTATCTGGTATTGATGAGCTTGAGCGTATTGCTCTAAATAAACCTAAGTCAAATATCCCAGATGGCTTACCTAATGTTACAGACGGAACTACAGCTAGCTATGTTCAATCTCGACCTAAGAGCGTTATTCAACAATTGCCGACTGGGCTAGTTACTAGTTTGGACAAAGATAAAGACTTAGCAGATGTCGCTAATTTGGTCTTAACTGAAGAAATCCTACCAAACGCAAACACTACAGGAAGTGTTATTCAAAAATCCTGGGGAGCTTTAAGTAAGGCTATGACATACGGCTCTCAGCCAGCTTACTGCTTCTACACACAACATGGAAATTATTTTGGGGCAGACTTCAAACTGCCTTATATCAAGGACGTTATTTTGGAGGCTGGAAAAGTCTACGATAAAGACTGTAATGTTATCTTCTTACGAGCTTGGTACCAACCAAGTGATATTAAGTACCTAATTTACCGCGAAAAACAATTAAACGAACAGGGAATAAAGAGCGGCTGGAGACTAGATAAACTCACTCAACTAGAAGCAAAAGAAAAAACAGACGAAAGCAAATCACCAGCCGAGCGAGAGAAGAGCCTTGAGACTGGTGGCATACAGATTATATTTGCATTCCAACGGGGAGTAGGAGCTACTTTTTACGGGTATAGTCCAGAGAATAACGAAGTGGTCTACTCAACTGTGAATCCAGATCCAAGAGGCATTATTCCAATCCACTTCATATATCACGATATGGATATGTCTAATCCAATCGGTCGTGGTGCAGTCGAACTAGTAGCAGGACTTCAGAACATGCTTGATTCAGAAATGCAGATGTACCAATACGCTCAAGCCTTGGGGCTTAACCCGCCACTGATAAAGCGAGGGTCATTTGATACTTCAACTATACGATTCAAAGTAAACGCTATTTGGGACTTAGGGGTAGACCAAAACGCAAGTATCTCACCTGCGAATATCTCAACTAATGCAACAAACAACTTCTCAAACAACTACGGTTTAATTAAGAGTCAAATATTAAACTTGAACAACTCAAACGACACAAGCGTTTCTGCTGAGGTCGGAAATCCTGGGTTCTCAAAGACAGACAGTGGAGTAAAAGCACAGCAGGAGCGCGTTGGCGTTAGTGATAATCATCTTCGCAAGCAATTCGAGGGTTGGTTTGGTGATGTCTGTGAAACTATGCTTAATATTCATTTTGCTTTGTCTGAAGGTGAACAGGAAGTTGACCTCACTCAAGAATACATCAAACGCCGAAAGCTTGAAGACCCTGAGTTTGGCGCAAGTACAGCTGTTGTTGACTACAACAAGAAACTAAAAGGATTCAAGTTCAAAGTTGATGCTTCTACCTCAAAGCTTAAAGATGACGAGCAATCTATGGAGAACCTAAAGGGAATCTTAGAGTTAGCTCAATCTGACCCTGAGTTAGGACAGATTATCCGCAAAGACCAATTATTGAAGCGAATGATTAATAAATCGGGTGTTGACGACCCTGAAGAGCTGGTTATCGACGCAGACCAAAACAATAACGGCATAGCCGACAGTGAGGAGCAGTATGAATAACGATTTGATCCCAAACAGCGGGTTTTCTTTGGATATCCCAGAAGAACGTAAGACTAAAGAATCCAAGGAGAGGATTGCAGCTAAAGAAGATATTAACCTACTAAAAACTCTACTCAATGGAATTGATGAAAAGATCCAACTAGCCCAAAACATCAATCAATTAACAATGAATCCTGAAACTTCTGAGAAATCCCTAAAAGTGCAGATATTAGCTGCTAGGTGGCGCGTGAATGACCTTATAGAACTTAAGTCGTGGATAAAAGCCCAGACAGACAAGGTAAAAGAAAATGACTGAGGACGTTAGAGAAAAGCTAGAACAGCCCTTAGATACCGAATCACTACTGGCTAGTCATGAATTCAGACAGGAGGGCAGGGTTTTGATTTGTGTAGACGATCCAAGCTTAACAGCAGTTTTACCGTTAGGCGTTTATTTGGTTGGAGAGAAAGGAGCGTATCGACTAGAGAAGTTATTCTAGGCGGGTTGTTACCTGTAGAGATAAGACCTTAGTAGTATCTCCGCAGGTAAGAGCTCATCTCCTTGAACTCTCATCTGCGCACCGATGTAAAAGGTCGTAAATAACTAAATAAAGGAGTAAAAAACCGTGGACAATACCACTACAGACGTAAATACAAGCCAGAGTGCGGCAGATGTGTCGTCAACATCACAAAACTCAACCGACAACACTGATGAAAAATCACTGACAGACGGCTTCTGGGGTGATAAGGATTCAGGCGAACAGTCGGAGGGCGAGTCCAAAACAGACGAAACCCAAGAAACAGAGGAGAAATCCGAAGAAAAGCCGGAATATTCAAAAGCAGAGGAGCGTAAAGCTCAACTGAATGACGATATTCGAGGGTTGGTGTCCCGTCGGGAAGAACTAAAGCGAGAAGTAGCTGAATACGAAGGTATCAAACAGTTACAAAGCTCAATTAGTGAAAGCCGAATAACACCAGAACAACTAGAAGCTGCAGGGTTAGACCCACAAGACGCTGCAATTCAAGCCCTTCTATACAATCAGGAGCTTGACCAACAGCAGGCAAAAGTAAACGAAATATCGGCAAATATTGCTGACCTTCAGTACAATATGTCGCTTGATAGAGTAGAACTGCTTAAAGACTATCCTGTATTCGATGAAAATTCACCTGAATACAATGCAGACTTCACAAAAAAAGCAGCTGACATGTACGTGAGTGCCGCAAATCTGCAATTTAACGAAGAGGGCGCGCCAATCTCAGCGGATAAAAAGCTCTATGAGTTTATGACAGACTTGCACGGCATTTACGAAGAAGGTCTGAAAGCTGGCGGTAAGAAGATATCTAGGGCAAAACAATCCGCGGCAGTAATGAATGCTGGCGGAGCGGCTACATCAGGAGAAGTAGACGAAAAACAATTTGTGAATGGGTTCTTCAATTAAATCCTTCAATCTAAAAAAACTAACCATAGGAGAAAAATAAAATGGCTATTAACTTGCCACAAGCATATTCAAAAATCCTCGATAAAGGATATACACTTAAATCATTAACAGCACCTGCCTTTAAGGGCAAGTATGAAGTTGTTGGTGGTACTACTAAATCATTTAAGGTGTACAGCACAGACGCAGCTTCTCTGTATGACTATTCTACAAGCAAGAACGCTAGTGGTCAGGGTGTTGGTTCGTTCGGCTATAAGTACTCAGCAGCTGGCAATAAAGAACAAGTTATTACAGCTTCTCAGGACAAAGCCTTCTCACAGCAAATCGATAAGGCTGACGCTAAGTTCGCACGCGATGGTTCACTCGATACTAAAGAAGTCATGCGTGTAACTCTAGAAGAGTCTATTTACCCAACAATGGATAAATACAACATTGACGCATTGGCAAAAGCGGCTGAAACTACAGCGGTTAAGACTTTGACCATTACTAAGGCAAATGCTTATGAAACATTTATGGCTATGACTACTGCTCAAACAAACGCTAGAGTACCTCACAAGGGTCGTGTTGCGTTCGTAGCCGCAAGTGCATACTCATTATTGAAGCAGGATGACAACTTCACTCCAGCCAGCGAAATGACTGCTAAGAGCCGTCGCGATGGTAACTACGGTGAGATTGATGGTTGTATGATCATTGAAGTTCCAGATGACTACATGCCAACTAAGACGACTATCGTTTTGACTCACGAAGACGCAGCAGCAGCTCCAAAATACCTGTCTGAATACAAGCAGGGTGAATTTGGTCCAGAAGCTAGCGGTTACTATGTAGCTGGTCGCGTTGTATACGAAGCATTCGTATTCAACAAGAAAAAGGGTGCTATTCAAGTTCTGAAGAATGCCTAGCAATTTGGGGCGGGGAAACTCGCCCCTTCTCCGCGTTTTGCCTCTCCGCGATAAATGAGAGGTCGAAGATTAACAATTTGGAGAGAGACTTAGTAGAGTGTGTTATTGCTCATTCTATAGTATAATGATGGCAAATCATTTAATCTTGTGGGAGAAGATAGATGAAACAGTGGTTTAAGAGTATAGATTGGGTAGACGCTGGCGGTTATCTATTCGTAGCAGCATTTTGGCTAGGTGTGTTTGGATTCTTATTTAGACAACAGATATACGACTACTTCGCACCAGTTTACTACAAGCCTTGTACAGTAGAAACTATAAATTACGACACTGTCAACATAGATAAGGGTAAATCTCAGTATGAAACAAGCCGTATAGAAACTGTAGGTCAGAATGGTTCAAAACAAGTCTGTAAAGCCTCAAAATCTGGACACCCAAACAAAGAAACTGTTATAAAACAGCCAGTCAATCAGGTTGTCAGATATACGCCGACTTCTAAAGCCGCATATGATTGTATATACAATGATAATTGCAGAGAAGCCATGGATGAGGGAGAACCAGACTATAACGACGAATACATGGAGTATATGGAATCTCAGCAAGAAAGAGGCGGTGCAATCTGTCGAGATGGTACAAGGTCATATTCAACTGGAAGAGGAACTTGTTCGCATCACGGTGGAGTGAGTCAGTGGTTGTATTAAACTACATCTTGACAAATTACCTCTGTTGTGCTAACGTGTAAGCATGAAAAAAGCTATAGTTATTACCGTCATTTTAGCGCTTGTAGCAGGCGTTGGCGGTGGTTTATGGCTAAAGACCCGTCTGGACGCTCAGGCAGCTGCTGGAGTGGCTCAGGAGCAACCGAAGAGTAAATATGACGTTGGTCCACCAGATGCGCAAGAAATGCTGGAACTGGTGAATCAGGAGCGCGCTAAAGTCGGTGCAGCACCCCTGAAACTGGACGAAAGATTAAACGCCAGTGCACAGGAAAAGGCAGATGATATGCAAAACCGTGGTTATTACGATCACAAATCACCAGATGGCATCGAGGGTTATTCACTTGTTTTCAAACACATGCCAAATAGGTGTCGATATGCAAGTGAGAATTTAGCCAAGGTATCTACTACTGATAGTAAGTTTGGTAGTAGCCGCTTTACTATAGATAATTGGATGCATTCAACCAAGGGGCATCGCGAAGCCATATTAGACGCAAAATACAGCTTGGTGGGGTTTGGTATATCCAAGCAGGGATATGACCTTATCGTCGTTCAACACTTCTGTGAACTCAAATAAATAACATCTTCTACTAAGTCTCTCTCCTTATAAAAATAAGGAGATTTTTTATGGGCTATAGAAGTTGGCTACAAAATTATGTAAACAACCACCCAGATCAAAACACAAGATCTCAAGGACAAGCGTTACTAAATACTGTTGGCGATGACATGGGAATAGATAGAAACTTTCTATCTGGCAATGTAGGCAACGGCGGTAACTACCGCAAGACAGGATTGTTTGGACGCAACACTTGGGTAAAAGGAGGCGATGGAAAGCTATACAAAAACGATGAAATCAGCGGCATCAACGACCGTTTTAAGCAGCTTTATTATGCGGATAGAGAGAAAAACAGAGGTGGTGGCGATGGAGTTCCTGAAGACAATTCTGGCGACGGTGGCGGTGGTTACTACGGCGGTGGCTTCAACCCATTCGCTGCTCAAGAAGCTAGAAACAAGGCAGACGCTATCGCTAAATACGACGATGAGATTAACCAAGCTAACTCTGCTATCAACCGTCTAGGCGGACAGGAAGCTGTCGGTATTGCTAACGCTGGAAAAGCCAAAGACCGCGCATGGCAAGAAAACGAAAACAGCTTTAATGAGTCAACTGGTCGTTACAACATGAACACCAAAGACGCTATCGACAACATCAAAAAGACCCGCGACCAAATCGAAAGCGACACCGCTACTAAGGTACGCTCAGCTAAGGGTATTTTGGCGGCTGGTGGAGCAGGAGATAGCTCTTTTGCAAAGACTGTAGCACCTTATGAGATAGCTAAAGCTGCTTCAAAACAGCAAGGCGAGGCTCAGGACGCATACGCCAAGAACCGTCGAGATATGGATATCAACTACTTCGCAGTGAAGAATGCTTACGACAAGAACAAGAACGACATTCAGAGCGAGTATGACAACCGTGTGAACAGCGTAAAGCAAAAGATTGCCCAATCCCGTGCTGAACTGCTAGATCGTGTCAGAAGCGCTAACGTGGGCAAACAGACGGCAAATGGTTCAAGTATGGCAGCTGCTATTGCAAGCCAGCAAGGTACACGCGACCAAATCAACCGATTAGGTACAGAGATTGACGAATTAGGACGTGATCGCAGTATTCCTATCCAAAAAGTGGACTGGAAAGCACCAGACCTTGCGACATACGACCCTAAGGACGTTACTGTCAAGGATAATTCAGAGATTGGTGGTGTAAATGATGAGATTTCACCAAACTTGCGCCCAATCTTAAGCGACGAAGAGAAAAAGAAAAAGCAAGAGTTAATGTAGGGGGATTACAGGAGATGGATTTTTTTCAAAGAATAGGTAACTTTTTCAGTGGTAAGGGTTGGGTTAGTGATGAGGAAAAACGACGTAAAGAACAGCAAGTTCAAGCGCAACCTCAGAATAAGCCAGCAGTTACTTTTAAGCAGGATCCTGTCTTAAATAACTTAAACAAGGCGCCTAGTTTTGGCAGTCCATCTCCTACTCAAGGACTTTTTCAGCAAAAACCTCAAACAGATACAGTGCCTAAAACAGATACAGTACCTAAAGTAAATACAGTACCAACGGCAAATCAATTCAATAAGCCTGTTATTCCTGAGATTAAGCCAGAAATCCCTCAGAAGACTGTTAATGACGCTCCTAAGGTACTAACACCTCAAGGGCAACAAGATTGGGTAAACAAAGAAAACAAGCAAATCCAAACTCAAAACTTAGTAAACAAACCTATAATTACACCTAAAAAACCTACATATTTTGATTATTTGAACCCATTTGGCGAGCATGGTCTATTCGGTGCAAAACAACAACAAAACTTTAAGAGAACAATAGAAAAGCCAATCACAGACAATGTTAACAAGTTCAATAACTGGATTGACTCTTCAGATAAAGAAAAAGGATTCCAATGGAGCGATCCAGGAGATTACGTACGATTTGCCGCTAAAATACCTGGCGGTATGGTTCAAGGATTGGCGGAAACTCCAAACAAAGTAGCTAACGCGGTTACAGGTATAGAAGCGGATGAGAACGGCAAAGTAAAACAATTAAACGGCGTTCAGAGATTCGGTAAAGGGCTAGACGCTGGTATTTCAGTCGGTGGACTAGGATTTGGTGGTTCAGGTACACTTCTTCGTAGCTTAGCAGGTAAAACGGCTGGTAATGTATTAAAAGAAGGCGCAAAACAGGGTATTGGTCGTACTGTATTAAATGGTACAAAAAACCTAGTTAAAGACTCACTTAAAGAGGGTGCGGAAGAAGTTACGCAGACGTTTGCACAAGACCTAGCAGATGACGGTAAGATAAACATGAATAAAGATGCTTATATCCAATCTGGGACGTTTGGCGCGCTTGGAGGTGGTATGATGCACGGTGCTGGTCGTGCCGTAAATGGTGTTAAGGGAATGGTTGGAAATAGGATTAATCCTTATAAGGTGAACAATTCAGAAGCTAATCAGCCATCTCCAGAACAAGCAAGGTATAACGCAGCCACTAAACTAGCCACCTTAGAGCGTGAGGCAGGGCGGCAGATGTCTTTCGATAAAAATAATGCAAAACTACCACTACAAGACACTGAATTTAATACAGGGGCGGTAGAGAGGTTGGCTCAAGGGCTGAAGTATGGCACAGATAAGGATATTTCTTTTTTGCGAATGAGACCTGAACTATTAGATCAGGTTAATGCTATTAGGAAAACCAGAGGTCTAAATCCGTACAAAGATAATACTGTCACTGCATATAAAAACGCCGTGAATAATCACTTAAATAAACGCGTTAATGAAGGCATGAGTCCCGAAAGAGCCGCATATATGGCTGCTGATAGCCTAATAAGCCCTGAATCTCAGGCATATGGAGGAACTACCAGTAGAAGCGGATATAATCGTGATCATATAAATATAGTAGCTAGCCCAGGCGAGACTGGCAGATACAATACGGCTACAATAGCTGATTTTAATGGGAATATAAGCTTAAAGAACATTTCACCAAGAAGAGAAGGAGAAATAAAAAATCTCTCCCAACAACGAGAAGAGATTTCGAGAGCTTCGGATGGGGGCGCAAATGTTGTTCCATCATCCACCAATAGTGATAGCTATGTCGGCGGCGCGCCAGTTTCCGCCGGTCGGAGCTCTGATGGTGCCAATATAGCACAAGAATCCCAAAATGTCAATGAAGACGTTAAATACAAGCTCAACCCAGAGCATGAAGCACAAGTCAGAGCGTATAACGAACACATAACACGCCTACGCCAACGTGAAGAATACTTGCGCGGTCAAGGAATGAGTGAAAATGCTCCAGCCATGATTAACCTACGTAAAGCTCAAGAGCAGGCTATATACGCTAGAGATCATATCGGTGAGGTAGACGAGAACGGATTGAAGTATAAATTAAGCCCAGAGCAGGAGGCGTTCTTTAAGGATAGTAAAGTAAGAGACGAAGACGGAAACCTCATGAAAATGTATCATGGTTCACCAAACGGTCACATCACTGAATTCCGTCCTGGCACATATTTTACCAAAAATGAAAAATACGCCGATAGATACCAGAATCCAGGGGCTAGTTCTATAAGTCTAAGCAGTAGTAAAGAGATAAACGATCCAAAAACGTACGAAGTATATATTAACTCAAAGAATCCATTCACCTTAAACGACAGTAGAGCAAAAGACATATTCCTAAATGAATATGTAAAGGGGGGAAACTCTTTTCTAATAAGCCCATATACAGACCCCACCGAGATAAATTCACTGAGAGAAATCGACTGGACTGAGGGTGAAGATTTTATGGAGTGGTTACGAGAAAACCATCCTGAATATGATTCTCTATACCTAGATGAAGGCGGCGATGGTGGATACGGAGAAAAAACCATTGATAGAGGTATATCACTGGTTATGACCAAGCCAGAACAGATCAAATACACTGATAACCTAAGTCCAACAGACAGCCCAGATATGAGGTATAAGTTAGGTGCCAAAATGCAGGAGTTAGCTAGCCAAAACAAGCTACTAGCACGCCACCTACAGCTGACAGGTGATGAGAACCTTGTCTTTAATGAGTGGCAAAATGAAATGCAAAAAAGAGCATTAGGCTACTACGATCCAAAGACTGACCAAATCAACCTAAACAAGCTTACAGAAGACACCCTAAACCACGAATTAGGTCATAAATTACTTACACGTGTAGAAAACAAGCAAGACTTATTAAACTCTATCCGTGAATCTTATGGAGATGACTATTTAATAAACAAATATGGCAGTCAATATGGAAATGACCTAAACCTACTAGCAGAAGAACAACTAGCCGACGGATTCAGTGATTACTACAACGGAAGATTAAATGGTGAAGATAAAGTACGTCTAGGTGCTAGATTAGGTATTCCTCAAAAAGTCTTAGCAATATACGACCGAATTACTGAAGCTATTATGGGACTTGTCGGTAAACAAGACACCATTAAGCAATTCTATGCTCAAATGGAGACAGGGAAGTTCAGAAACGAGGTGTTAGGAAATACCGAACAACTGCCGGCTTATAAACTTCAGGAAACTATTAACGAAATGGAAGCCAAACCTAAACCTAGAATGACTAGGGAATTAAGAGAGGCTATAGACGAGTTTATATATGAGAATATAGATCCAAAACTATTCCTAGAGCATAGCACGGGGATTCATGGAAATGAGGGAGGGGATTGGAATATTCCACGCCTGCATGTAGACGACTTACAACACCACCTAGGAAAGGAGTTAGCTAGAGATCTACCATCTAACTATAAACGCCGTACAGGCAATCGAGATATCGATACAAAAGCTATGGAAATGGGATATGACGACGTTGATACGTTTATCGATGAAATTAAGCGAGTAGCTGAAGCACGACGCGCAGAAAGAGAGCGAAAAGCCCTATTGGCAGAATGGCGTAGGGATCCAGACGTCATTGAAGAAGCTCAAAAGATGCTTGCAGAGCGTCATGCTGAAGAAACACCCAAACCACCAACAAACGCAGAAAGGGTCTCTTCTATTGAACCAGCTGACATTAATACCAACGACTACGTAAACGATCTAGTCAAAGAGCAAAAACTAGCCCGCAAGGGCGAGCAACCTACCCTTAGAGAGCGTTGGCAAGACTTCAAAGAGGATATGCGTGAGAAATTCGTGGATAGATTCGCACCAATCGAAGACAGGATTAAAAATAAGTCTGAACAATTAGAAATGCGAAACGCCCTCGACAGGACTTTACGTGCAGACGGAATATCAGAAGCGTTTATACGAGATAATAATTTCGATAAGTTAATTACTGGATTTAAGAATAAAAAAGAATTACAGACATTTGACCAAGCCCTAACTGCTAAGCACGCTCTAGAGCTAGAAGCTAACGGAATAGAAACAGGACGAGATATAGCAAAAGATAAAGCCCTTGTAAAAGCTACAAGTAAACGATTTGCTAAAGAGTTTAAGCAGGTTAGAGAGTATTCAGACAAAGTCCTACAGCAAACAGTAGATTATGGGCTTATCAGTCAAGATACCGCTAATTACTTAAGGAAAAAATATCCAGACTATGTACCATTTGACCGTATATTCTCTGACAAAGAATTAGCCACCCAGATGAAGCACGGAGTAGGAGTTGGAGAGGCTAGTTTAAGCACGCAGGATATTATTCAGCGTATTGAAGGCTCATCTCGCTCAATCGACAGCCCGTTAAATGCGTTAATTACGAAAACCCAGGATATGATTCAGCAGGGTGAACGCAACAAAACAGCCGAACTTCTGGCAAGTTATGCTAAAGACCCTAAGAATCCATTCCAACTAAGAGAATTAAAGGCAGGGGAAAGTGCAAACGGACGACCAACTATCAGCTATTTAGACAATGGTACAAAGCGTACATTCTTAGCTGCGCCTGAAGTAGCTAGAGCTGCTAAAAATATGAACCGTGAACAAATGGGGATTATATTAAGAGCCCTTGCAGCACCTGCCCGTTTACTGAGAATGGGAGCAACTACAGTCAACGCTGGATTTACTATGGCAAACGTCGTAAAGGACTTTGTAGGTGCTACTATAAACTCAAAGGGCGGATTTAATTCAATGAACCCTAAGTCTATTGTAAGTGCCTTGGGCGCAGCATTCCATCATAACGGCGATCTATATGCAGAAATGCAACGTGAAGGAGTTTTAGGAAATATCTATGAACTAACCCGTAACGCCTCTGACCTAAACCTTAATGAAATACGTAGCCATAAAAACATACTTACCCGTTCAATACATAATGCTAAAAGCCCTCTTAAAACCCTAGAGAATACCATCGGACGCAGTGAAGACTTTGGGCGCGCCTTACAGTATGTTGCAAACAAAAAATACGCCAAACGAAAAGGTATGAGTGAGTCTGAGGCTATAAAATTTGCAGCCGATCAAGCAAGATGGAACTCTACAAACTTCTTAAGAAGTGGAACATACGGTAAAGCAATCAACGCAATCGTACCTTACTCAAACGCAAATATTCAAGGTCAGCGTATTACTTTACGCCGAATGAAGGAAAACCCAGCAAGGTATACAGGTAAAATCGCACTTGGAATAGTAGCCCCAACTGTAGCCGCTATGGCTCTGTCATACAGTAATGACGAGAATAAGAAGATAATGGAAAACTTACCTGATTATGTCAAGGAAAATAACGTAGTAGTTATCGGTCCAGGGGCTAAATATAATAAAGAGCAGAATAAATGGGAGGGCGTTTACCTAGTGCCAGTACCACCTCAATTCTCACCACTTCACAGACAACTTCACAATATGGTTAGAAGCGCTATGACGGGACAACAATTTGATACAGGTAAAGCCGTCGGGGACGCTGTAGAACAAGTAACGACTGTGAACCCAATGGAGATAAGACGTACAGGTGCTCAGTATGTACCACAAGCCGTAAAGCCATTTGTGGAAACTTGGGCAAACAAAAACCTATACACAGGACAGGAAGTCGTACCTGAAGGTATGAAGAATCTTGACGGAAAAGACCAGTGGGACAACAGCACAAGTCTTACAGCCCGAAAAGTCGGTGAACTTACAGGTCTTAGCCCTAAGCAAATAGACAACGCATTCAGAACCTCTACAGCTGGCGGTGGTCAAAACTTACTACATGGTACAGATTTTGCTATAGCAAAGGCTACGGGAGCTTCTGACGATGAAATAAAGGGTAGAAGCATGCTAGATTCGATTGTTGGAAGATTCTACGCACCAAAAGGTACAAGCCAAAGTTCATACTTCTACCGATCATTAGAACAAGCCTCTAAGGATAATAAGCTTGTCGGTGGCGATTTAGCATTCTTCAAGGCTCTAACTACTCGAAAATACAACGGAGACGGTAGCGTAGAGGGCAAAACAGAGGGTGATGTCTTAATGAACAACCGAATTCTAGCAAATAGGCCAAACATAGTTAAAGTCCTAAGTGAGGCGGCTAAGTGGCGCTCAGCACAAACAGGTGAAGAGCTAGACCCTCTATACAAACTCCCAGTCGACAAACAACAGTACTTCTATCACTTACAAGGTTCACCAAAGAACGGTGCCGAGCAGAGAAAACTGAAACAAGACGCACCTTGGCTAGAAGATTTCCAAAAAGAAAGAAGTGCATACTTTAAGCGTCAAGACTTCAAGTCTGGAAAGAGTAATCGAGTACCTTATCCAGAGGTAAGTGATGAACTACAAGCTACTCTAAAAACATACCACGATATGCCAAGTAGCCCTCAGAAATGGGCATATCTAGACGCTCACCCTGAATTGTCTGATCATTACAAGCAAATAGAAGACTACAACAATAAGGTGAGAGAAGCTCAAGGTTACGCCCCACTACGAACTCGGCCACAACAAAGCCAGTACGTAAAAATGCAAATGGCTAATAAAAACTGGCGAGACCCTGCCGTTGCTAGATATTTACAAGATGTGAACGTTTACAACATCACTAACTCAGCTTCTCTGGCAGAAATGCAGGGCGAAGAATTAAGCCCTAAAGCTCTAAAAGCCATACAGAGTGTAGGTAAGTATGGACTAGTCAAAAACCCAGACGGAACATTTGCTCTTAAGTATCCAGACGGACAAGGCACTAACGAATCTCATATTCAAGCAGGCGCTGTAGATATGAGTAGCTTCGGCAGGAGAAGAGGCGGAAGAGGTGGCTCATCAAACGGTGGTATCAGAACTTCTACAGACATCCTTAAACTGTCAAATACTACAGCTCTAGGTATGAACGCCTTCAAAAAGAATAAGGGCGGGTTACCACAGTTCTCAGTTAGGGCTATTCAGAAGAGCGACCTATTAAAATCACGCAAACCAAGGAGCAGGGCAGTTACATTTAGGTAGTTTTGTGGTAAAATAAGAATAATTCTAATCCACCGAAGTGCTTGGCGATTGGATACATAAAAATAACAAGTGGTTATTTGTGTATTCGCTCCCAAGCGCTTTTTCATGAATAACCACGGAAAGGTGGATTTCATGAATTTATCAGAGGTGATAAATCTTGCCTATCAAACAGCAACAGGAAAGACAAAAACGCTCAGTCCTGGCAATTCAAAATACGAGCGTATGCTCAATATTGCCAACATGGCAAATATGCAATGGGAAAGCGAACCAGACGTTATATGGGGCTCATTGTGTGAAGATAGGGAAATAGGCGTAATTGATGATAAAACATCATACAGGCTCCCAGAAGACGTTAGAACAGTAGATTTCCGTAAGTTTATAACATTGACTAAAGGGTCTAGTAGTTGGACGGTACCTTTTATATCCCCACAACTATTTAAGGGCGGTTGCTATGGAGTTTTACAGCTAGGTTGGGAGTTAGATTTTAATGGATTAACTGAAGAAATGAAGGGCGCGAAAATCATTGCGCCAGTTATTCGTCGTACTAAAAAATTGGTAGAACCAGAAGACAAAGTAGAAGTAGATGACCCTTATTGGCTAATTTATATGATGGCTGCTGAGTTCGTTAGAAATAGTCGTACTAAATCTAATCAATACGGGAATCTAGTTACTCTAGCTCAATCTTCTATGGCAGGGATGAAGAGTCGCAATGGTTATAAGTTTGGCGAAGTAATTCGAGAGGATGTTTGGATATGATAACTCCCCCTAGAAGTACTGCTCAGCCAGAAATTAGTAGATTAAGTATTAAGTCTTGGAACAAAGGCTACATATCTGCTATGGATGCGGGACGCATGCCTAATAGTGGTCTGCTAAAGATGACCAACGCTATACTAAGGCAAAATGGAACCGTTGCTCCTCGCCCAGGCACTAGGCAATACGGGGACACTCTACCTGGGGAGATCTTAGGTTTTGATGAATATGTTGAAATTGTTGGTAATAAGCGAGTAACTAAACTCTTAGCTATCGTGAAAGACGGTGAGAGAGCCCACGCTTATACAGCACTAGATGGCAAAAACTGGGTGAAGATTGACGGAGCAGACTATAACGGAGAGGCTTATCCTACTTTTACTCAAGTTAGGGATAGAGTGGTTATCACCAACAGTAAAGACTATTTGTCTTACTATGATATCCAAAAGAAAAAGAATGTTCGACCAGAGGCTTTACCAACTGTTACTGGGGTAAAGGCAGAGGCTGTAGGTATGGCTGGCACAAATGAAACGCTATATTACTGTGTAACTGCAGTCAAAAACGGAGAAACAGCAAGAAGTGATTCTGCAAGCGTCAAAGTGAGTAAGGGGCGTACCGAATGGCGAGGGAAGAATGTTGATAAGACAAAAGGTCAAGCTGAAGAGTATGTAAAAATCACTTGGAACAAAATCAAAGACGCTGAATATTACATTCTCTACTGTGGGATATCTCCAACAAGCCTCCGAATGATGGATATTGTCGGTCAAATCAACGACACCGCATCAACTCAGTCATATGAAGATGTGGGGCAGAAGATTCTCAATCCAAACGTTATTCCACCTAATTCAAATAGCACAGCAGGAGTTAAAGCCGCACGATCGGTACTTGTAGCTAGTCGCTTATATCTTTTAGGCGACGAAGATGACCCTTGGAAAATAACTTTTGGTGGTGCTGATCCTGATACTATGTTAGACTTCTCGGCGTTTGCTGGTGGCTATATCCGAATCAATGCAGGTTCAAAAGAAATACCTGTTGCAATGCGTCCATTTAGAAACGGTAAAGGTGATGCTGTGCCAATGGTTCTATGCTCAGAAACTAATGGTAATGGTAGTTTGAAATATCTACAATCATCAAGCATGCAATTAGATTCTACAAATATCCAATGGATAAGCGTGATTGACGATAATGGACGAGATGGAACAGACGCGCCAGATTCAGTTGTGGTCTATAATAACGCACTTATTTACATCTCTAAGACTGGATTCAAAACGACCCTCACTAAACCTCAAATGCAGAACGTCCTATCTACAGATAATTTGACAGACAATATTCAGCCTGACGTTGAACGCTTAAATAGTAATTTTATTCATAAATCTATCGGTCTAGAAGTGAACGGTATGATTTATTTTGCCGTGCCAGTTGGTAGCGAAAAATTAAACCAATTATGGGTACTGGATATGAAGCGTGGCGGTGTTTGGTGTATGCCTTGGGTGATAGGCGACATTAACGACTTAAAAGTTTACGGAAGTAGCGACGGAAAAACACGCGTACTTCTAGCTATCGGAGACAAGCTTATTGAGCTAACTGATGAAGTGAAAATGACCGACAGCGGGAAACCGTTTATCACTGATATAGGCTCAGGGGTCGTGAAGTTTTCTGAAGATGGTGCGATGTGGACAAGCCTAGTGGATATTACATTTATTTTACTCAAACCTACAGGAACCATTAACTTCTCAGTATCTGGAAAAACCGAAGACGAACCACTTCAGCCGTTCTTAAACTTCAGCAAAAACTTTACCCCAAAGACTGTCCCAATTGGGTGGTGTACTACTTCAGGCTGGAACAGCCCTCTAGGCTGGGGATTTGTACCTAAAAAATATAAGTCATCAAGTGGAGAAGTAAGACTATCAATCACTAAGGACATTGACGAAGATGTGAACTGGATTCAGTATTCAGTCGCGGCGAATGAAGCAGGAGCAGATTTTGAATTATCTGACGTGATAATTCAGCACATACCGATAGGAGTTATTTTTGAGGAGGACGAAGATGAATAAAAACGAAAAGGAGGTTATATGAACAATACAAATAAAGAAGTGTCAGCAAAAGAATTTGGAGCGTTAGAAGCGGACGTCAGACACATTAAGGAGGGTGTAGACAAACATACTATTACACTAGAGCGAATTGAAAACATCGCACAAGCGAACGTTACTCAAGCTCAGCTAAAAACATACATAGCAGAACACGAAAAAGAATCAGAAGAAAAATACGTAAAACGTACTGAAATCGAAGGTGTTATGAACTTCTGGAGCCTTGTAACAAGCAATTTAGCGAAATTATTTGCAATCGCACTTGTAGGATTGGCTATTTACGCAACCAATAATTTAATTCAGCAAAATAAAGCGGTTACGGAATTACAAGAAGAAGTTCAACAAACAGTAAGGAGGAAATAATATGATAGAAAAAGCACTAGCTTGGTTTTACGCACGTAAAGGTCGAGTTTTTTACTCAATGGAAAGTCGAAATGGTCCAAATTCGTATGACTGCTCAAGTTCTGTATATCACGCTCTAAAAGAAGCAGGACTTTTACCGTCTAGTTATTGGATTGGCAATACAGACACCTTATTTGACGCCTTAGAGAAAAACGGCTGGGTGCGACTGCCTGAGGACGCTAACGGCGAAGCGGACACACAACGCGGAGATATTTTCATCTGGGGTATTCGTGGCAATTCTGGAGGCGCATTGGGTCATACAGGAATGTTTGTGGACGCAGATAACGTGATTAACTGTCGCTATCAGGCGGGTATTGTAATAGACAATCACGACTGGCTTTGGAGCGCGTCAGGTTGCCCGCCATATGCATTTTATCGATATGTTGGTAAACCTAAAGAAGCAAAGCGTGTAGCACTGCCTGAAGTGTATTACGCAGATGAAGTAGCAACTGTATTCGACTTACGACAAATTAGGTGTAACCGATTGATTGACGAGTTCGATTGGGGAGACAATGGCGTACCTGTTTCTGTAGCTGTAAAGACAGATAAAGACGGCTACTTACTTGACGGCGAGATAAATACAGGAGATTACTTCCGAATCGTTGGCAGCACAGAGGTGCTAGACGAAACTACCGAGAATAACAAACGCTATCTACAACTGAAAATGGCTAATGACGGAATCTGGGTATTAGCAGAACGAGTACGCGGACTAGCGAACGGAGATGCAGGCACGCCACGACCAGAAAAACGCCCTGCAGTAGTTACACCTGCCACGAAATATGAAGTAGAGGGAAAGCCAGAGATTATAGCACCACAACCTACCAACGAAGATGTTATGAGGTCTATCGCTAAATTAAGTCAAGACATCGCTAAGAATAAAAGCCTATTAGAGAAGATTATCGATTTTCTGATGAGTATTTTTAAGTTCAATAAATAAGGAGGAAATATGGAAAAGATTAAATTATTATTCAGTTCAGAAACAAAAAACGGTCGAGCAATGAGGACATTTTTGCAAGGACTACTGGGAGCTATGGCAGCATTTACAGCATTGTACAGCAGTCCTGAATTCGGCAAGTTTATCACAAGCTTGGACAGTCTAACAGGACACACGGTATTCTCGGCAGTTATTGCAGTTATTGCCGCAGCTATTAGCCGATTGATGCCAGTCATCGGCGCAGTAGTCAAGATGTTAAAGGAAAAATATGAGGAGAAAAAATAATGCTTAGAAAAGCTTCAGCAGACGGTAAAATACCAGCAGACGCAAGGCTCACCTCTCAAAAAGAAAAAGGCGCTCAAAGTATCTCAGTAAGTACAGTTGAGGGTTGGAGAATTGGTGAAGAGCAAGACTTTGTTATATATGAAGTAAACTCAAACAATGAGGTCATAGCTGGGTCTGTAACTTCATGGAAAGGCGTTTCTGCGTCAAATGGAACTATAGCAAACTTAACAATAACAGGCGGTATAGATAGGTTGTATCCAATCGGAGCAGTAGTTACGCCAACAACTACTTCTGCTTGGGCGAATGATTTAATTTCTGGTTTATTAAAATCTCATAACCCAGACGGCACACTAAAAGAATCAGCACTACCAGCTATCAAGCCACAGGCAATTCCTAATAAGTCTATTACAGCCGACAAGATAGACTTTACGACTATGCCAGCAAATAAATATTCTACTGATGAGCAGGACACTGGCAAAAAATGGATAAATGGCAAGACTATTTTTCAAAAAACTTTCGCGATGGGTGGGCTTGGTCGTGCAACTACTATCAAAAAACCGCATAACATCTCTAATTTAGATTTAGTTATCAGAATTCAAGGTATTGCCAAAGAAAACTCAATTGGAGCAACTATTAACCTGCCACACGCCGCCGACCAGCAGCCATATACAGTGACAGTTTACGCTGACAACACAAACGTAAATATTCAGACATATGCAGATCAGAGTGGCTATGCTCAATCTTATGTGACTCTATGGTACACGAAAAAGTAACTAGATTTAACCTATCGCTATCCAATTCACATAATACGTCCCCAAAAGTTGCGTACCATCGAATCGTCGACATCTAGCAGTAAATGAGGTATTCGTTACATTTACCGCGCTAAAAGCACAGCCTCCCCACGAAGCATTTGGTTTATCCGTCCATCCGTCGCCAGGTTGACCATACCCACCAAAACTACAAACTACAGTAGGAAGCGTTTTGAATTGCTTTGGAAAAGTGATTTGAACAGTAGCCTCGAGAGCGTTCGATGGTACATTGAGCATAGCTACACCACATTGTACATTCACAGGCTTGTCAGTAGTCGTATTATTTCGCTTTACTTTTACTTTTTCTTCGAGCGGCATTGTCGTAAAGTCTATCTTGTAAGTATTGACTTTTACGCTAGAGTTTGCTAATATAAGAACATATCAGATACGCATTTGATAACCTCGGTCGTTTTTGGCTGAGGTTTTCTTTGTCTAAAAATAACCTCTTACTCAAAATCGATAAATCGTGAAAAAGTTGTCAAGGGTTTTGCACCAAATTCTTACACTTTTTTCACAAAAATAAAATTTCACCTGTGGAAAATGAAGGTGCTAGTTTTTCATTGGCTTAAAGAGAGGGTAAAAATGGGGAAAATTGTTCATATTTCTGAGATTAAAACGCCATTGACAGAAGCCATTAAGAAATGGAGAGCTGACAATGAACGTAAATGACATTCTAAAATCTGGCGTTAGCGCTGGATACAATGTTGATATTGCACGCGAGTTCGGAATAAACGAAGCAATCGTATTAAATAAGTTAGTTTACTTACACCAAATAGCTAAACGAGGAGACGGCTTTACTTGGTACACAGCTAAGGACTGGAAAGAACATACGGGATTAAGCTACTATCAAGTAAATAAAGCACTACAACACCTTGTGAACGCGGGTATTGTTGAAGTAAAAAACACCTATATTCAAGGCACTACAACAAAAGCTAAACATCACAGATTCGCGGTTCAAGAAACTTCAAAATCAGGAATTCAAGAAACTTCAAAATCAGGAATTCAAGAAACTTCAAAATCAGGAATTCAAGAAACTTCAAAATCTGTAAATAATAACGCTATTAATAACGCTAAGAATATAGTAAGTAATAGTGAAGTTAGTAAAAAACTATTAGACCTACTAAACGAAAAAACCAAACGTAATTTCCGAATACTTCCACGAGGCTACAAAGAAACCTTGAAGAAGTTCTCGTTAGAAGAAATCAGTAAAGCACTAGACATACTCGTTGAAGACGATTGGCACTCAAAGAAGATTAACGAATTAAAAAGCGACTATCTACTCAGAGCTTCTACGATAGACAACATGCTCTCGAAGCGAAAAAAGCAACATGAGGGCATGGCAGACCTAGACGAGTTAATGGGAGATGGTTCATGGATGGCTTAAAAATCGATTTAGAGGACGCCTCAGAGGGTTTTGTTGCGGAAACGATAAAATACCACAATGAAGCCGTAAAGTCGCTCAGAAACGATTACATGACGTTACAGGACATATCTAACATTAATCACGATGTCGACAATTACAAAGAGATATTCCAAACCATTGAAGACAAAGCAAATTGGCATAAATCAAAAATCAGGGAGATACTACGTGGACAATTTAACCTATCTTAAATCTAAAATCGACACACTGAAGGGAACTGACCGACTAGACCTTTACGAATACGTGCTTGGAGCGTCTGTTAAAACTGCTAAATCCGCAGCAGCAGAGCTCGAATTCACGATGATGGCAGACTATCACGACGAAATCGAAGAGCGCATGAAAAACTGGGGTAAAATCATCGGATTAAGAACAGGAAACTGGGTACTTGACCGCATGACAATGGGATTAGCACCAGGGGAGCTTACTGTCATCGGAGGAGCTACAAGTAACGGTAAAACAGCCCTAAGCATGAATATCGCGGCGAATGTCGCTAAGCAAAACAAATCTGTTCTGTTCGTTACTCTGGAAATGACTCACGGCGAAGCTGGTGTGCGATTTAGAAAAATCCTTGGCGAAACAGAATACGAAAAATGCGCGGCTGGCATATTTTTCCAAAAAAACGATGAATTAAGCTGGCACTCAATCGACGGATTGGTCCAAAAAGCCAAAGAAGAAGCCAACTGTGAACTGGTCGTGATTGATCATCTTCATTACTTTACGCGAGAAATCCAAAATGTCGCTGAAGAGCTGGGAAATATAACAAAAGAACTAAAGAAGAACGCAATCAGACATCAGATTCCTATCATTCTAATCAGTCATACGCGAAAAGCGCCAGACAGCCATACACGAAAGACTGGAATAAACGACTTGCGGGGTTCGAGCTACATTGCTCAGGACGCGGATATCGTTCTAATGGTTGAGCGAAATATGAAAGATTTTCCGAATGATATCATCGTTACTTTAGAGAAAAACCGCAATAGGTACGGTTGTAAAGTTGGTACATCTTACCATTTTGAATTTAGGGAGCTTAAGGTGATTGAACCATCAAGAAACGATAGGTTCGACACGTAGGACTTTGTGAATTTTACACTATGCAGACACGGCTAGACATGACAAAATTGAATAAGAACTTAGCCATATCTACTGCCGAGTTGACGACCGTGTGGGTGGTCTGAAAGCAACACTAGTTGGGCACCTCAAAATCCTACATTTTAACTTAAATTGTGGGAGAATTATGGATAAAAGTACTACGTTGGAGCGTGCATTATTTTATTTTGTAAAGCATAAAGAGGCACACGGTAAAGCTACCAATACGACACAAGCAACTTACATTTGTATTCTTGAAGACTTTATCAAATCGATAAAAGCCGATACGGTTAGCGACTTAGATATTTTGATGATTGATAACTTTATTGACTCTTTATCTTTGAAAAACTATAAGCCGAAAACTATTAAAAATAAGGTAGTTATCATTAGAAGTTTTATCAAATTTTTGTATGCTAAAAACCTTATAGACATCAGACCTGAAGCAATTGAAATACCAAGAACCGTTGAAGTTGAGGCTAATTTTTTAGATGAAGAAGAACAGTTCGCCTTGATAAAATCAGCTAGAAATCTAAGAGATAAAGCCTTGATTATGACGATATTAAGCAGTGGATTGCGGGCTTCTGAAATCTTAAATCTCAAGGAGGATGATTTATACAGAAGGTCCCTTATAGTTTCCAGAGGAAAAGGCGGAAAGCCAAGAGTAACTTTTATCGATCATCTAACTGAAAAGTCTATTAGAGAATATCACCACAAAAGAGAAGTAGACTCTATTTTTGTTTTTACAAACTCTTTCGGAAAGCCTCTAAGCCGACAATATCTCTCAAGAATGATATCCGAAACCGCTCTAAGAGCTGGGATTAAAAAGAGAGTAAGTGCGCACACTCTAAGACATAGTTTTGCTACTAATATGCTACGAAAAGGGGCGAGAATTGAAGACGTTCAGCCTTTAATGGGACACTCGAATATCTCTACCACCAGATTGTACATGCATTTTACGAACGAATACTTAAGAGAACGCTACGATATGTTCAATAAAGATATTGACAAAACGCTCGCGGTTTGCTAAGATAAGAGTATCAAAGTTGAAAGACTTTAGTAATTTTACAATGATTGCTTTGTAGATAATAAAGGTTTCACCTTTACAGTTGCCGCTTTAGCTCAGTTGGCTAGAGCAACGGTTTTGTAAACCGTAGGTCCTCGGTTCGAGCCCGAGAAGCGGCTCCACATCACGCTGGAATCGTGTAGTGGCAATCACAGGAGACTGTAAATCTCCCGCCGTAAGGCTTCGTAGGTTCGAGTCCTACTTCCAGCACCAAGATTGAATTATCGCCTTTACGGGCGATTTTTTTAGACAAGAAAAGAGTATAATATTGACTTTTATAAGCATATGTGCTATTATATGAGTATGTTTGAATTTACAAAATCTATTCTGGCATTATGGAATAGCGAAAAAAACCAACGATTGAAATTACAATACGCTTATATTATGTTAGCCATAATTGGGCTGGCTATAGCGGGATTATTGACATTATTTAACGCTTCATCAGCACACTTGGCGGCATCAGCTTCAGGAATATTGTTCGTTACGTTCTTAGTCAATAGCGTAGCGTGGGGAATAATAGAAGCATTTGTCACACCGAAGCTGCCAAAAGAAGCCGGCACGCCAGCCAAAAAATCTACTCGTAAAAAATAA